AAGGATTTGAGTCATGATACAGGTAGATGTCCCTCGGGGTCAAGAAGCTCTGTTACGATGCTATTGTGCCTACTCGTGGGTCTGATCGTTCTGTGGGATATGATTTATATAGCTCCGAGGATGCCATTGTTCCGTGTCAGGCGGGGAGAGCAATAGTGGGAACTGGAATAACTGTGGTTCTTCCACCAGGTGTGTACGGTCGTGTAGCTCCCCGCTCGGGGTTAGCCGCAAAGCACTGCATCAATGTTGGTGCGGGTGTCATTGACCCAGATTATACCGGTGAAATCAAAGTTATCTTGTTCAACCATGGAGAGAAAGACTTTGAAATCAAGAAGGGTGATCGAATCGCACAACTTATTCTGGAGCGTTATGAGACACCTCCAATTGAGGAGATTAGTATCGTCGAGGATACGGAGAGGGGTTCGGGTGGATTTGGATCTACCGGCAATTAGAAAACCATAAATCCTCTGGTCTAGGCATGAAAAGTATACCTTGACTCATAGTCATATACAATTTAGCCTTATCCACATTAGGGTAAGTGTGTAATACCCATCTCTCCCAATATTCGGCCCTGAAGAAATCTTCCCAGTCCTCTTCCGAACTTTCTTTAATTTTCAACATCCCCTTTTGTATCTCATACTGATCTCTCTCTATTCGCAGCTCCTTAGGAATGATAGCCCCTTTCCTAAGAAGTTGTGCGCGCATAAGACGGGGATTATGATGGTCCGGGAAATACTGGACCCCCGTTTGACCAAAGTCTATAGCTCTCTTATTTGGTAAGGTCACTCTATACTTGTGGGTAATAGAAGGACTGGGTTGTAATACGACGTGCATATGATACTATATAAGGAATTAAAATGATAAAAAACATGCTCGAATACACATCTCTCGATGGTATCAAAATCCAAGTTGGACAAAATGCAAACGAAAATGACCAACTGACAATGACGAGTGACCCTAAACACTGGTGGATGCACGTAGCGGGGTGTTCGGGGGCACACGTTGTTGTATGTCATGAGGGTGACCAACTCACCAAGGAGACAAAGAAGGATGCGATGGTCCTAGCGGTGCATCATAGCCAGGCACCGGATACGAAGATGTCATGTGTTGATATCACCCGGGTTGAACACGTCGTGTGGTTGCGACAAGCGGGGAAAGTGAAACTCACTGGGGAAGTCATGGAACTCACAATTTTTATGAGACGAGAGAAAGAACGACTAGAAAGACTAATTTCATCTAAAGTAAGCTTGTGTAAAGTCCAGCGATGTAGTACACATCCTTGAACCCGAGACCTTCTAATTTCTCTGCCGCAAATCTGGCCCTCTGTCCAGTGTTGCAGTAGACGAGTATTCCCCGTTTGGGGAGTTCCGTTGTTGTTTTTTCATTCATCTTATCAACGGGGATGTGAAGTGCTCTGGGGTAATGCCCCGTACGATATTCCATGGTGGTACGAACATCGACGACGACTTTGATCTTACCATCCTTAATGAGTCTCCTGGCTTCTTCGGCGGATACGAAATTCTGACCATAATATGTATAAGCTGTGAGAGCGGCGAGACCACCTATGAATACAAATGGGATCATTTAGTATCAGTGGAGATTTTATCCATCTCAAAGTAAAAGTAGTTCTTTGACATGTATAGATTGCTATGAAGAATTCAATCATTTCTTCGTCTTTGACTTGGGGTCTCTCACGCGTTCGTGATTCAGATTGGGGCAACACTGCGCATTTCCATCATACGTCTTGTTACACGCTCGACAATGGACCATTGTCCTATTGTTGTTGTTGTTACTGTTACTGTTACTATTACTGTTGTTAAGATCGAGGAACTTGCTCTTGGGACGGATATATTTGGGAACAGTTTTGACATTTTTATTGTTGATGTTCATTCTGGTACCAGTAACCGAAACTGGTTTTACAAAAGCCGCAACTGGGTGATAATTTCTGAGACCGTTAGAATTCTCCGTGAAAAGAGCACCTCTACCCGTCATTTTGATACGACGGCCCTTGGTATCGAGGTATAATGTAGGTCCTGCTGACATTTTATTGAATGCATTTCTCGCCGATTTAGCCGACATGTGTGTTTATATAGAGTACTATTTAATTCCCGAAAGCAACACCAGCCATACCATTCTTGATACGAAGAATGTTGTAGTTAACCGCATAGACGCGGTGAAGCTGGTTACCACCGGTGGGGTCAGTGAGTGTAAGTTTGGCGTTATCGATACGTGAGAAGTTTAGAGAGCCAGTTGGTTGCATCTTGCTCATGGTGAGACAGAAGGGCCACGAGTAGGTGGGGAGATCATCCAAGGCGCTATCGGGGAGGTCGGTACAATGCATCTCGGGGACGACATCGTGGTGGTACACATTAGAGGTGTTCTCAAAGAGAGTCACACCGTTGATGTAAAGAGACGACGTGGCGAAATTGAATTCATCGGCCCAAGCTGCGCCGTTCGCGTTACCGGACACGAGATGAAGTGACTTTACGGGGTGGTTGAAGTAGCTCAGGTCAATATCGGTATCCGTATTGGTCGCAAGTTGATGTTGGGTTTGAGTGATGAGAATTTCGTGCTCGGTATCCGTGAAGTGCTTACGCTCTTCAGTGTCCAAGTAGATGTAGTTACCGTATACCTTGGGGGTATCCGTGGGGGTATAGCCATCGCGACACTTTATACGGATTTCGACTTCATGGTACTGGAGTGCTACCAAGGGGAGAGATTTTGTCCAGTCTTCACCGAAAAAGAAGGGAATCATGTAGTAATTACCAGAGTGGTTATCCTTGCGGTTGTTCGTGGTCACCGCGAAAGAAGCCTTCGCCGCGGTATCACGCATGAGTGGGTTATGAACACCTTGAATGTAAAGTGAATCCAACTGAGAAACCATTTGACCGCCGATCCAGAGCGAGAATTCGGTAGGACTGGCGGCGGAACGAGCGAATAATCCAGTAGCAGCATCTTGAACACCGGCGATACCGGCAGCCTCGATCCAGATGTAACTCATGAGATCCCCCTTGGAGCGGATGGGAATGGAGACTTCATTATTGGCACCGAAGGTACCGATGTAATCCATGCGCTCAGCCTTCATGGCGAAGTTGGTGTAGCGCTTATAGTTCTGACGGAAGAAGCTGACCTGGGGGTCACCAGTGATATACACATCCTGGGCACCCACCGACACGAGCTCAATTAAAGCAGCAGACATTTATTAATAAATGATATTAAAATTTTGGCTCATTATAAACATATGGTGGTATTCCAAGCTCTGACTTGGGAGGCGCGTGACGTGGATGAAGAACACATGATCAGTATATTAGGTAAAACTGAAACTGGGAAATCGGTCTGTGTGACAACAGTTTTCGAACCGTATTTTTTTGTGAAGTTACCGAGAGGTACGACGGATCGGGATGTTCGTCTCTTGTATGATGACCTGAATAAACTTCGCCCCGATCATGTTACGGGTTACAGTGTCACACAGAAGAAGGATGTATGGGGCTTTCAAAATAATGAAAAGTTTCCGTACATGCGTCTAAACTTCAAGACCCTGGCGGATCGCCGAAAGGTCAATTCGATATTCGGATACAATCGAGATTTTAAACAATACCACGTCTATGAAGCAAATCTCGACCCTGTTCTGAGATTGATGCACCGCACTGGTATTCAGTCGACTGGCTGGCTCGATACCGGACTCGAATGTGTTCGATCACATCTCGCAAAAGTTGATATCGATCTCTGGTGTAATGATTGGCAGACACTCAAACCCGTAGAGCGAGACGATATCGCACCCTTTGTCGTCGCATCGATTGATATTGAGTGTAATAGTTCAACTGGGAAGTTCCCAAACCCCGATGTTCTGGGTGATGCGTGCTTTCAGATAGCTATTTCACTATGTACGTTTGGGAGTGATGAACCATACGAGAAGACATGTCTATGCTACAAGAAAACGGAGGGGCCTGATACCGCGAGTTTCGAGACGGAGAGGGAGATGCTCGAAGCGTTCCAGAAGTACGTACAGGAAAAGGATATCGATATCATAACAGGTTGGAACATTTTCGGGTTCGATCTTGAATACATTTATAAAAGAGCTCTTCTGACGAATTGCGATGAAGAATTTTTCAATCTGGGAAAGCTACGCGAACCTCCGAGTGAGCTCCTGTTAAAAAAGCTCAGTTCGAGTGCCCTCGGTGATAATTTCCTGAAACTTCTTCCCATGACTGGACGTTTCATCTTCGATATGTTCCACGAAGTAAAGAAGGGATACAAACTTGACTCGTATAAACTGAATGAAGTGTCAAAGTTGTATCTGGGTGATCAGAAGATTGATATGTCACCAAAGGAGATGTTTGCTCGGTACAAGGAGGGTGATCCAAAAAAGTTGGGTGAAGTCGCAGAGTATTGTATCAAAGATACCCTACTTCCACATAAACTGGTAAAAAAACTATGTATCCTTCTAAATTTACTGGAGATGGCTAAAGCAACATGGGTTCCCCTTTGCTTCTTAGTTGAACGTGGCCAGCAAATCAAAGTGTTTAGTCAGCTCACGAAAAAGGCACGCGAGCTTGGATACATGGTACCCACGATCAAATACGGATCTCTACCCGAAGAACCATACGAGGGTGCAACCGTTTTAGAGGCACAGAAAGGAGCTTATTACACACCAATCACGGCCCTGGATTTTGAAGCCCTGTATCCATCGATCATGATGGCGCACAATTTATGCTATTCGACGCTCGTGATGGATGAACGACGCTACGGGAATATACCTGGTATCGTGTATGAAACATTCAAGATCGGCGAGAAAGTGTATAAATTCGCACAAGGTGTCCCGAGTCTTTTACCGGCTATCTTAATGGAGCTTAAACAGTTTCGTAAGAAGGCGAAGAGGGATATGGCGGCCGCGACGGGTTCGATGAAAGAAGTCTATAACGGTAAGCAATTGGCGTACAAAATATCGATGAACTCGGTGTATGGTTTTACTGGTGCTGGCAAGGGTATTCTTCCATGCGTTCCAATCGCATCCACGACAACATGTAGAGGTCGCGGTATGATCGAGGAGACGAAAAACTATGTGGAGGAAAACTTCCCAGGTGCGAAAGTGAGATACGGTGACACCGATTCAGTGATGATCGAGTTCGACGTGGGTGACCGAACGGGTGAAGAAGCCGTCAAGTACAGCTGGGAGATTGGTGAGAGAGCAGCTGAAGAATGTAGCGCACTCTTCAAGAAACCGAATAACCTGGAACTCGAGAAGGTGTATTGGCCCTATTTCTTGTACTCAAAGAAGAGGTACGCCGCCAAACTCTGGACAAAGGGAAGGGATGGGAACATGCACATGGATTACATAGATATTAAGGGACTTCAGGTTGTTCGTCGAGACAATACACCTCACGTGAGAGAAGTGTGTAAAGAGCTCCTGGATGTTATCCTGACCTCGAGTGATCCAGGACCACCCAAAGAGTTGGCCAAAGAACGAGCGATAGAACTTCTTTCGGGTGACATACCCAACGAAAAGTTGATACTCAGTAAGTCACTCTCAGATAGTTATAAGGTCAATGGGGAACCAGTTTCAGTGTCAGGTTCTCGAATTGGTGAGATTAACCAGGCTCATGTACAAGTTGTTCATAAAATGCGAGAACGAAAACCCGGTTCGGAACCACAATCTGGGGATCGCGTTCCATTTCTACTGACAAAAACAGAAGACCCAAAGGCAAAGGGATTCGAAAAGTCTGAAGATCCCAAATATGTGGAAGAGCACGACGTTCCAGTGGATTATCTCTACTATTTTGAAAATAAGTTCCTTAATCCCGTATGTGACCTTCTCGACCCATTATTTGAAAATACCAAGCAAGAAATCTTCGGTGATATTCTCGAGCAACACAAACCAAAAAAGAAGAAAGTCGCCCCCGCCCTCAGCACGATGAAGAAAGAGCAACTCGTAGAAGAGTGCAAAAAACTGGGACTGGATGATTCCGGTAAGGTTTCGGAATTACGTGAAAGGATTAAAGGGTCTCGAACAGAATCGATCGAAGACCTATTTAAAAAATATGAGCAATCTACTAGTAAGACATGAGCCTCCATGATCGAATTGCTGATATCGTCGATGAGGAGTTGAATGCGCGTCTCGTTTCAATGATGAATGAATACGTAGAGATTATTTCAAAAAAACACGGTATATCTATGGATCTTCTTCTGAAGGATATACCAGAAATATTCTCAGGTGCAATCTGTAAAGGTACGAAAACCGACGGGCGACGCTGTACATTCAGGGGAATAAATGGTGGGTATTGCAGACATCATGTGACACAAATAAATCGACTGAAACACATGTCAATTTCGCGGAGTCATAGTCATAATCATAGCCCCGAACTCATGTATGTGAAAGATTGTCCGGGGTGTAAATTTTCAAACGAGCTTATAGATTTGGGTACTATGATTGGTAATGAGTAAATCCGATATACTACTAACTTCCATCAACACCTTTTACACCGAAGAAGAAAACAGAACTAAATTGGTGAACATTTTAGACAAATCGAATGGCATTTCGCTACGCAACTTGGAGTGGTTCATAACCAACTACGCAAAAAAAAATCATACGACCTTTACAACCCGGGATGGAAAACTATTCACGGTTCATTGTGCGTATAAATCAAGTCTTGATGGTTACAGTAAAAAACTATTCGATCCATTTTGTCGATCGGAAAAATTTGCATACCTCGTTCCAGGGACATCTCATGAAATTCATACAACTCTCGCACAGTTAAATTTCATCAAATGGTGTATTAAGAATAATATCATCGAGTACATTAGTACCAACAAAACGTCATTATTTAGTAAGCAACTGACATAACTCCACCTTCAAATACGAAGGTTTGGTATCCAGTGTAATACATATTCAGAGAGTACGTATTTGTAGTCACATCAACTTCCGCCCCGTTTAGTTTCACCTCTATATTTGTTTTATCTGACTGTATTTGACTAAAATCCAAGTTCCCCGATGGATCCACATTGATCGGATTCATCGAGAAACTATACGTATATACATTTCTGATAGGCCTTGCCAGACGATTCCTGAAGGGGATTAGATATTTGTAATAATTGTGATTCGTTTTTGTAACATTTGGGAGACGGTTTCCATTGATATAGAAACTCGCGGACTCCATGATCGGATCGAAAAATGTCTGTTGATCGTCGAAGCTCACATTCGAAGAAAAGTTGAAACGATTTTGAAATAGTCTCTGTTCATTGATATTCACAGACCCAATGGCATCATTTTCGATTTCAAACTTTGTGTTTCTTAAGAACCAATGAATACATTTCACTGGAATATTCGGTACGAGATTGTTCACAATCGACGAAACACCAAGTTCGCTCACCGCGGAAGGATGTTTTCTCACGAGATCGGTCACCAATGTCTGCTTTTCGGTCGCGAGATATATTCTCTCTTCGGGGCTGACAGTAAGTTCTTCTGTCACGATATTGAAAGATGGTAAAGATAACTGTCCATTGAAATCAGTGAAAAATGTTTGTGCGTGGAACTCGAATTCGAATTCAATCTTCTGGCGGTTGATCGCACATATGGGAAAGTAGGGACGATTTGGTTTATTTGATGTGTATTCATCACTCGCATACTTTCTCGAAAAGAAAAAGTGGAGAGGAATAACCAGATCCGAACTTGACCTGGCGATCGTTTCATTTCTACTGGATTCATCGTACCCTATATTTCTATTTACAAGAAACCTATTCGCTACTTTCTCAGAAATTTCCAAGTACAGTTCATCATAAATGATTCCCCAATCATCGTGGATTTTTTCAACTTCGATATCATCTACAAACATCGTGACACTCTTGAGGACGTGTCGCCCCAATTGATCTGCGTAGTTACCGTCGGCTATACCAGGCATTGATATACTCAGGTACATATTACTCAACAGATCACCCATATTTCTCGGGTTAAATGGAACTTTTATTGTTTGGGCAAACGGCCACCCAGTAATCGCTCCGTTATTGATGATATTACGAACCCTGTGATACTTTCTGAATTCTGAATGTCTTTCTGTCTTATAATTAAAGAATGATTCTTCTGGGTCTTTGGAAAGCAGGTGTAAATCCTGTTTTCCAATAGCTTTGAGGGAAATTTTAGCAGCCTCACCCATATCTACTTACTGCTCACATATTTTTAATATCATTCTTCCACATCGTAATGTGACTCGTCTTCAACATCTTCTCTAGATCCTCCTTCGCCTGCGCCGCCTCAGCCATGAGCGCTTTGACGCGTTCATCCGTGTATTCAACTGTCCTCGTATTGAGGAGGTAGTCCAAATTCCCATCAATGTTGGGAAAGATTGAGGACATCTCCGTCTCGAGTTCAGCCTTTTTCCTTTTGAAAACTACCAACTTCCCCTCGATGACCATGGATACAAACTTCGATTTATGGTCACACATACCCACCCGCTTCTCGAGGACATCGATGAGGTGTGCCTTCCTCATCTTGTAATGTTCGAGTCGGAGATCGATAAAGTCTTGAAGAATCTCTTCGGGGCTCGCGTACTTGTGAATACCCTTGGTGGGGTGGAAGAGGTGCATGTTGGAGACACGGAACGTCTTCCTCAATTTGAGATCCTTGAGAAGATCCTTACCCGCATACTCCATAATTTCAAAATGAACATCTTCAGTGGTCGAGTTATTGACGTATCCACCAATCATTTTCTTTTCCACGAGACCATCCAGGTACTCCTTGTAATCCTGTGTCCAGCGACCCGGTGGGAGTTCGGTCACCACGATGTTACTTTTGGACCAGTTCCATACACCTTCCATCATCCATGTATCCTCCTCTTTGTGGACAACTCCTTTGAAACCCCTGAACCAAGGTCGCATACTCACGAATTCTTCTCCCTTGAGATATCTCTGAATGTTCTCCTTGATATCCTCTGGGTTGAAGGGGGGTACATAGCAACTGAAACCTGTACCGATACCTTCCGTTCCATTGACCAAAACCATCGGTAGAGTGGGCATGTAGAAGTCGGGTTCAATCGAGCGACCATCATCATCCAGGTAATTGAGAATAGCATCGTCTCTAGGATCAAAGATCTTTCTGGCATCCTTGGTAAGCTTCGTGAAGATATACCTCGTCTGAGACGCATCCTTACCACCCATGAGTCTCGTACCGAATTGACCACAAGGCTCGAGAAGATTGATATTGTTCGATCCTGTATAATCATTCGCCAACTTTACGATCGTATCCGCGAGAGACACTTCACCGTGGTGGTACGCACTCTTCTCAGCCACAAATGCCGCCAATTGGGCAACCTTCATCTCATCCTTGAGATTCTTCTTGAAGCACGCGAACATCACCTTACGCTGTGAGGGTTTGAGACCATCCGCCATATGTGCGATAGACCGCTTGAGATCTGCGAGACTGAAATTGACCAAGTCCTTGTGCACAAAATCAGAGATGTCCAATTGTTTCACACTCCCATAGGGGACTTCGAGTTGGTCAGCATCTTTCGCAGTGTTCTCCAAAAGCCATGACTTCCTCGCGTCAGCCTTTTTCTTATCAAAAGCAAGAATAATTGAATCATCGGTCATTGTATCCACATCGAATTTGACCGTGAGGTCCTGAATCTTCTTGAAGTACTCCCGAGCTTCAGCTGATGTAGAAGTACCGAGACCCTTATAGTACTTAATCTTCCACCCTTGTTTCCCATCTCCATACCAGGTCCTAAACGCGGAGTCTGTGTAGAAGGACTTGGTTTGTGAAGCCTTCGTAGCTTTGATGATCGGGGTCACCATACTCACAACAAATCCAAGTTTCAAAAGACTGGGCCAGAAATAATGAATCATGTTGAGGATGAGACCCTTGATGTGGGACCCATCATTATCAGCATC